TGTAACGTCCTGCTAGTCGCATCATATCGTTAACAAACTTAGCTACGTATCTGTTCATCTCGCGTTCGCCGCCGGCCATGCTGCCAGTGTTACCAGGTACAACACTGCGCAGCCAGGTACCTAGTCCTGCCCAAATCTCGTCTAATTCTTGTTGGCTATCTGGTGCATACTCACTTAGTTTCATGGCCGGCTCCCCGCAATTCCTTGATCTTCCTGCCAAACTTGCGTTGATCCTCGCTTATTATGCTGCGATGCAATCGCTTGATCAGATCCTGCGCATCTTCTTCTGAATAGCTTTCTCGGATCAGCTGTACTAGATTGATTGCACTGGCTATGATATGGCTGGCACGACTTTCTATGACAGTGTGCTTGCTTTTGGCAGGCACGAACTTGTCTAACTCATCAATGAAGCTGTTGATCTTTTCAGCCATGGTGATCCTCTTGGTATGCCAAGTATTTAGCTAGTGTCACAGCAGTGATAAATACCATTTACAACTGGCACGGAGACCGTCTATGAATATCACACTGCAATCAGACGCTATGCGAGAATTGATGCGTCGCCTTGCTGAAGCAGAAGCCGATGGTGCTAGCATATTAGGTGGCGATGCAGCTGAGCCAGAGCCAGCAGCACCAGAAGCAGGCAGCATAGACCAAGCACAAGACGACACTGATATAGAAGATATCATGACAGAACCCAAGCAGCCAAACCAGGGTACGATATCAGTAGAAACCCTAGCTAACGATCTAGGCATGGATAATACTGCACTGTTTAAACAGGCATTTAACCAGTTGCGAGCTGGCAGTGAACCATCTGATCCAGACCAGATACGCGAGCTGGCAGCTGCATTCACCAAGCTGATGAGCACAGATACCAGCACTGCACAGCGGGTGGTCAACAGGCTAAGAACCATCTATCGCAAACCCGCACCGGGCACACCTAGCGCCTGATCAAGTTAGTTAAGCTGCTCAGCTGAGACAGGCTTTTGTTGAGATCAACATTGGGCCTCGACGCAGCCGGAGTATTGCTTTCGTCTACTGGATTACCGCCTGTGTTCTTCCTGCGCAGTGCTGTAAACACATCTGCTCCGGCACCGCCGCCCTGTAGCATGCTCTGTTGTTCCTCATCCAAGTCGAATATCTTCAGCGTGTTCTGATCAAATCCCAAGTATACCTTGCTGCCGACACCGCTAGAACTACGTGTTTTCAAGAACTGTATCTGGTACTGTCCACGTTCTTTCATTGCAGCACTAGCAAAGATCGATATCACGTTGTCTGCTGTCTGGATCTTGCTGATACCACCCGAGATCATGCTGTGATCGTGTTCTTGTTCCTGTGTTGCTGATCTATTCAGCTGACTTGCAGTCACACATACCATGTTGCGCTCAACAGCTAGACCTCTGAGTTCCTCAGTGACAAACTTGTCCTTGATGAACAAGTCGCTTGGATTGACCTTCTTGTTGTTTGGATACAGCAGATCCAAGTAATCCACTACCATGACATCGCACCGCTTCTGCGTTTCAATCTCATAGTTCTTGAGATATGCTTTGATATCGTTCACTGTGCTGCCCTGCGGCAGTTGTCGCACATGCATCAAACCGCTCTTGCGCTGTGCTGCTTTGATCTTTAGCTCAACCGTGTCTAGATTGCGGAAGATCTCTTTGGTACCAATGTCAGTGAGCATGCTATCTATGCGCATGCTGGTTAGCCCTTCGCTGAGTTCCAGCGTGATATAAACCACATTCAATCCATTGCGTGCCATGTTCAAGCTCATGTTCTGCAAGAACAAGCTCTTGCCCACACCGGATCCTGCACACCAGATGGTGATCTCCCCTCGATTGATGCCGCCATACAGCTTGTCATCAACCGTCTTCCATCCAGTGGTAACCTGCCCATTGCGGTCCTTGATCTTGAGCAGACGCGCTCTCGGATCATCAAAGTAGTCAGTACCAATGTCACTTTGCAAGCTGACCAAGATAGCTTCCCTGACCAGCTTCTCAACTTCGCCATAGTTGCCCTTGTCAATGAGATCAGCTGACGCCAATACTGCATCTGCTAGTGCACGATTCTTGCAAAACTCTTCGATCTCGTCAAGAAACGCATCTTGGTGGCCTGGACTGATCTCGTCAATCCTGGCAAATTCCAATCCAGTCTCTGCATTGACCTGTTCAATCTTTGGCAGCACACGATATTCTTCAGCATGCTTGAGCATGTAACGCACAGCAGGGCGCAGCTTGTTGACAAAGTACTTAGGATTCACTATGTTGACGCAGCGAGTGAATATGTCTTCGCTGCTCAGTAGCACGCTGATCAACAGCTTTTGCTTGTCCTCGCCATAATCCTTGATGTCTTCTTTGTCGTCATTACCAAACCTATCAGCCATGCACATCCATCCTTACTATATCTTCTTCTACGCAGTCGTCGCCATATTGTATCTCAATAATCTTCAATGGATCATTGGTCTCATTGGCCAACTGGTGCCAATCTCCCTTGCGGATCCACAAGGAGTCGTTCACATTGTAATGGCCTAATAGGTCTAAGTCACTGCTGATATCCAACGTATATACAGTAGCAGTACCCTGCGACACGAACCAGAATTCTGATCGCTTGTTGTGACGCTGCATGCTTAGAGATTGACCTGGTTCGACGGTTAGCTCCTTGAGCTTGACTGCGCGGCCTTCTTGGTGTAGTACGCGGTAGTAGCCCCAGGCTCGCGCAGTCTTAGGACTCTTCCATTCCTGCAGTATCCAGCTGCTGCTGTTGGCTTTGTCCGCGCCTCCTACTCCCATGGCAAATTTAATCAGGTCGTCTTCCCAGGCCATGCGCATCTCCGGTGTGTTTTTGTTGCTTCTGTCGCCGCCGTTGGCAAATATGATCTCTGCACTGGGCCATTGCTCTCTCACCTTGCGTATGGCATCGCAACTGCTGTCATCCGAATCGTCATAGCCGTCAAGCACATGATCAACTTGTTTTAAACTAGAAACGATCGCACGGCGTTCGTCAAACGACATGAACGGTTGCGACTTTTTCCTGGTCAACCAGGCATCGCTGTTCAATCCAATCACCAGCATGTCGCCAAGGCTGCGTGCTTCGGTAAAATACTTGATATGTCCACTGTGTACGGGGTCAAAAGCCGCCGGTACATAAAACGATTTTCATGCACCCACCTCCATTTCTGTTAAATGTGTCTACCCGGAATATATCCGGTTGGTTTATCTTGGTCATTTAAACATCTTCCTCTTTGTTCCTATCTGCAATGCACTATTGGTCCTACTTTCTATTATTGTACGTAGGGTAAACAATTTTCCATATCTACAACTGGCATCAGCTGCGTCTTTAATGTCATCTTCCCAGTCAGGAAAGCTGACCTGCCATCCTTGATCCAATGCAATATCTATCAGACCTTGGTTATTCCGCTGTCTGTCGGGTAATACGATGATTTCTCTATTGGTGCTGGTTAACCAACTCAACTGTTGTTTACTTAATTTACTACCCAATGCAGCAACACCGTCTATGGCTATCGCATCAAATGGACCTTCTACCAATATGATGTATTTACGGTTACCGCGAGTTATAGCATCACAATTAAAAAGGTACCCAGGCTGTAGATCACTATTGTAGTATCTGGGAGTGCCGCTTGGCGGTGTACCAGCATATCTAGCAGTCCATCCAACGATCTTGTCTCTGTAATAGAACGGTATGATGATGCGCTGGTCCAAGTTCCACTTGGTGCTGGGGGTCCAATGATAGTCCCAGCCTTCGCCTACAGCAACACCTCTGCTAGCGAGATAATCCACGCACATACCAAATTGTTCAGCGAGTTCATCATCTTCCATCACGACCTGTATCGGGCGTGCGTTCTCTGGCAGCGCTACTTCCTTGAACTCGCGCAAAAAGTTAAGCTCGTTATGATCAGACACCGCAGTAACGCCATCTAGCTTGTTCTGCAGTACTTCTAGCTTGACACGTCGGATGTCTTCTGTGGGAATGCCCATCCAGTCCATGAGATTTTCAAAGTTACGACTGATGTTGACGTTGTCAAACACGGTCTTGAACCCACAGTTGTAACAGTTGTAAGCTATGTAACCATCTGGCAATATCAACATGTTACCACGCATGCGAGTATCGTGCTTGTGTCCGCGATGGCTGCAGCAGGGTGCATTGAACATAAGCCAGCCGCGAGGACTGGTCTTACGCTTCTGCGGTAGATTATCTGCTACTAGTTGATGCATCAGAGCCATGCTAGAGTATAGCGTAGCCTGCGTTTTATCACAAGTGATTTAGCTCTTGTAGAGTATTTTGTGGAACACGCCGTCGTTGACGATCAGCTGTGCAAACTCGTCCACGCTGATCGGGCTGTCAATACCGCTCCAAACAGGGATATAGCCAAATCTAACCCAATATGCATTGAGATCAAAGTTAAACAGTGTAGGTGTTAATCCATCATTGTTGAGGTAGGTAAACGTGTACATGGGATCTGGTCCTGGGACCAATGGTATGAAAAACCATTCGCTGGGCATTGGACTGTTGTTGGTTAAACTAGCCTGTATGAAGAACTTGCCGAGGAAACGAGTCTGATACACTGCAACAGTGTGCATGCCATTAGCACGCTGTGTCTGTGCATCACCAGGGAATGCACCAGTTAGGAATGCCAAGTCGTCGTTGTTGCCAATTGGAGTCTGAGTAAACTGTGCAGCTTCTACTTCAACTGCGGGTACCATGGTGCGCAGCACGCCGTCAAACAGTTCAAAATGTCCAACACCAGACTGATTTATGTCAGTGTAGTACAGCTGTGCTATGCCATTAACGTTGGTGTTTTGTATGCTGTAGTTGTAATAGCCTGCAGGTAGATCTTCTACTTCACCCGGATCCAGCGTGAGTTTAGCTTTGCCCTGCAGAGGTACTGTAACTTCCACTCGCTTGGTCAAGACTATCTCGTTAGTAGCTCTAGTGCTAACAAACGCTTCCAGTTCAACACCGACCAAGTTGATTGGGCGCCGTTCGTTGTTACGTATGACAAAATCTATGGTATTTGTAACGCCCTTGTAGAGCTTAGTATCATAAATGGTCATGGGCCAATTCACCAGTTGGGGGTTCTGATCGAACTGTAGGAGTTGCACGTATTCCTTGAAGCTGTAGAGGAAGACCGTTGGCATAGGATCCTGACATTATTTCCAATCAATGTTTTATATTTATAAATACCTTTGTACACAAACAGGACCAATATGTCAGATACCAAGCAGGTGCTGCAAGAAAAGTTTCCTTTTCTAACAATAATAAAGCATTTAGATAAAGAATATCTAGGAATCGTACAGCACGCCGACAATCAATTCATACATATCTATGTGATGGATCACACCTTCACCGATCAGATGAAGGTGTCTTTCTTGAGCTGCGGCGATACTTGGTGGTGGGAAAGCAACAGGCAGATACCCATCAACATGTTCGTGCGAGAAAAATTCGCAAAGTTCAAAACATACTTGCGCATATTCAGCATGAAGGAAACGGAGATCATCCAAGGTCCAGTGGTCAATCTCCGTGATCTGATGAACAAACGTGTCAAACGTCGGACCATACAGCTAGTCAAGCACGCTTAGTCGCCTAGCGTGCTAACCGTGACGCGAGCACGCACGGTGCCGTCTTTGTTCACATGGACCTTGAGCGGCTTGAGAGCAGCTTTGCGCGCCTTGGCATCAGCTTTTTCTTTGTCGTCGCCCCACTTTTCAAAGTCGTTGTGGCTAAACGCAAACATGGTAGCATCGCCAGCTTCTGCGATTCGCACAAAGCTGGTAAACTCTGTGTCCTTGCCTTCTGTGTGTTCTGCTTCAGTCCACACGTTCACAGCACCAGTGAGGTTCTCTAGTGTGTCCCAGATCTTGCTGATCAATGCAGGCGTAGCTTGGGGATTACGAAACAGATACCCAGTCTTGAGCTTGGTATCCAGCCGGTCAATTGGATCATATTGCAGATCAGTACCAGCTTCGTGAACAGTGTCGCCATCAACTAATTGAACGGTCTTACCGAACATATCACCTACGGTTTGGAATGTTAGCTTTTTACGTGCCATGTGGATGCTCCTCTTGATTGCTTATAATAGCACAGTTCTGTTATTGTTCAAGCAAAATCTGCGCATGCACATAGACCAAAACTGCATAAGAAATAGCGTGAGCGTGTTTGAAACTGTATGCGTCGTCGTCGGTCTTG